ATCCACCAGAGGGCACCTAGATGCCCACCGGAAACACCCTGTTTAGGGGTGCGACCTCTATACGACCCCCGGCCCTACAACCACGGGCCGAAGTCGTACCACCGTCGTACGAGTGCGCGCGAGACCTTATAGACAACACGACCGCTGAGAGGAATAGCGTTACCTCTTTCGGCTATGTCGTTTTCTACTATAAGATCAGATACGCGCTTTCTCGTATGGCTACTTAGCCGAAGGGTATACTCTTCGACTTGGGCTGGTGGACCCCATAATCGGGATAATAAAACCCCGACACCGTCGGAATAACGTTTCTTTGGAAACGCCACGACGTGGAAGACATGATATCCTTCGATACCATGCCGAGCACGTCTAGGGGCTGATTCATCGAAATTACCGACAAACCCTCCGTCACCCAAGAGGTTATCTATCCTTAGCCGGAACGGCTTGGGAACAGATATCATTGTGTGACCGAATAGCGAACGGAACCTAACATCACAGAACTGAAAACACCCAATTCTGTGAGCAAAGCGACGAATGCTATTCGCAAACCTAAAAACGGATGGAATATCCGATAGATTACCTTTAAGGTAAATGGGCTTAACATCAACCCCCCGATAGTAGTGCGCTCCACAGCTCTCCCGAAAAAGTGAAGAAGAATGAGTTTTCTTCATATTCAGGACAAAGCCGTAGAATTCGCACATTCGGGAAAAGTATGCGAGGCATCTAACGGGGATAATAACATCGTCCCCGTAGACAGAGACGGAAGACCGCGCGTTGCGGTCAGAGCCGTCTACATATTCTATGCAAGCAACAGCAGTCGCATAGAATATCAAAGACTCTAATGGGAATGTAAAACCATTCCCCATGGAGGAGAATTTCTTCCACTCAATGAGAGTCTTGCCTTGCGTGCCGAATCGGGATCGTAAACTATCCAAAAGAAGGTGCCATCGAGGCGGAAGTAAAGCCTCGACAACACCTCGCGAGATAGAGTCGCTTGCAGAGGAGAGATCAACAGTGGCGAGGTTCAGGTCAATCGACCCTACTCTCGCAAACTCCTGATTCACGCTCTGTAGCCGTAGATCGATCCCGAACCTTCGAAGACGCTTAGAAATCATAGAGCCAACAGCTAATTGAAACCAGAGATTTAATCCTGGTTCCACAGCTATAACCCTATGAGCCTTTGCATCTTTAGGTACGGTAATCACCTTATTGCCTACCTCAAATCTGGGGTATTCTCCAGATGAGAAGAGATGCGAAGCCCATGGAGGATACGCTTCCCTCCATAGCTCCTCTGGCAGTAAGGCGAAGAGGTCACGTGTTATCCCAGTTTCACACTGGAACTTCTTGGCTGAGCTGGCGTCCTGCCTCTTTATCGAGGTGGATGCGCCAGGACCCCAATTGGCTTCAGAGAAGACTTCTTCTGCACTAAAATCGCCAAGGATACGCGCAATTTTACGCACAACTGCGTTGTGCAGCTGCACGGTGGCACCCGTAAATAAGGTGTCACACGCGAGATCCTTGAAACGATTGTTCGTACGCTCACAGAGAAGTTCGAATCTTCCAAACTTCTCGAGCGCCTTTTCTTCTAGGTCATAGCCAAGGTTTAAATCCTTGAACTTAGACAAGAATGAAGTCGCCGCGTAAGCGTCCCTAAACTCGCCCGCATTACTGTAGGCGAGCGGATCGCACTCGAGAGCCGCCAGTTGTCCATGCTCTTGATACTTAAAGAGCATGTAGACTGTAAGACTACGAGCACAATCGAGGGATTGAAGAAACTCCTCGATCAAGCCGGAAGTTACTTCCGGTGCCACACGGAAAGCCTGAAATTCCTTTCGCAAGAATTTCAAACTACGCTTTTCAGAAGACATAGTCCCTCCAGAGTTCATTAACTAGGATGACGAACTATCGGAAAACTTCCCGGTAGTTCGCGTACGCTCTGTATAATCAAACAGGATCGCCTCAAGATCGAGAAATGAAAAAGGAACCATTTCCCAACTTTCTGGCAAGCCTGTAGCTTCATCGCAGAGTATACAATTCCTCTCCGGACAAGAGACCAGTCTCCGACAAATGAGACGACGAAGCCAAACATCTGAAAGGCAATCAAGCCAATCAGTATCACTACCCTGCTTACACAGCTGAGTAGTGTAAATTTTGACCAAGTCTTCACGTGAGAGAGACATAAGGCCTCCTATCTAGTAAGGACCATCGAAGTTATTGACCGCCGCAACCAGCGGTGTTCCCGTTGCATCTGTGGGAACATCATCTGACGCGTTGATCGTAGTCGCAAAGAAGGACCGAACGTGACTGAAGAGCGCCGCTCTTTCAGCCGCCGTCGACCTTTCAGGCAACATGAACTCCATGACGCAAAGACACGAATAAGCAACAGACGGTCCCGGGGTTATCCCGTTATACGCGTTGCCGACCGTGTCAAGCGTCGGGAGAGAGACTTTCGCTGTAACTCTATAAATGCGGCTCGCCTTCGTCGGCGGACGCACGGACAGAGTCAAAGCGGGAAAACCGACAGGCACTCCGCCTGAACGGTCTACCCACCGCGCAACACCGGGGGCAATAAAACCCTCGGGGTCCCACGTCTTATCGACACCGACTGTAGCGGACGTTGTCCTGTCTACTAAGCCGATAATTGACGACGTTTTAATGCTAGCGATAGCTGGCATGATACAACATACTCCTTGCTAAAACATTGAGTGTGGAGCGCCTCACAACCACAAAAGTCAACGTATCCTCCTTAAAAAGGAGTTTCCGGATTGACTAAAGGCGACACGCAGTAAAGCTAGCGCATTAAGAGCATGAGTTACGGATAACGGACTCTTAAGCTTCGGGATTCGTGGACTAGGGAAAGCTGAAAGCTTCACCCGGTTCACCATATCCTGCCGCCGAAGATACGACCCGCCAACTCTAAGGTGCCCAAGCGCTAACTGCACATCGCCCGAGTAGTTAAGCCCCACGAAAACCTCTTGAGTCGTGTACTGGGTTCTGAACCCGTCCTTAAAGGCAAGTCCATCGAAAGCAGAAAACATTTCGAGGAAAGGCCCGATCGGATGGAACCAGTCATATACAAAACTAAAAGGAAGAATCTCCCACGCGAGGTTAATGGGATTTGTAAAACCGGTCTGGGCAGCAAGAGATTTAAGCCTTGAGTCCACCGTGTAGCGTAAGCCGAATTTGGTACGCGACTTGACAACTGTCTCGCCGTGACCAACTCCGACCCCCCACAAAATGGGTGTAATTGGGGCTGTCGTCTTATGCATTGCAGACCCGCGGCCCGTTGCAATAGTAGGGTCATTCGCAACAAAGGTTTTTAATGACCTTATAGAGCCTTCGATGTCTTGGAGCAAGGGCTTCCACCCATACTGGAGTTCCAGCCAATTTTCGGCTAGAGTCTTAGTAAAGGAGAGGTGCTTTCTTGCTTTTCGACTTCTATAGCTCGAGCCCGCCCATAGATATCCAACTGCGGCGGCGAAGTTTCCTCTTTTCAGGGACGTAACCGAGCCAGTCAACCGCGTCATGGTATTAGCCATGAGCCTAGTCGTCTGACTAAATTGCGCCAAGTCCTGAGCGAGATTCGCCTCAAGAGATAAACCGCAGTTTTCAATTAATCTGGAGAGGGCCTTATTGTAAGAGACGTCAGAATGGACCGTCTCAAAAGCGGGTGGCGAAAACGAGCCAAAGCTAGTCGTGTAAGCGAAAACGTGGATGTAACCGTTTTCCGAGGACCAACCGGACTTCTTTATGAAGTCACGGAGGCTGATTCCACGACCATCGTAGGTGTGATGCTGATTAGAAGACCAGTTATTAACTGGCAACTCTCTTGCGCGCTTAAACCGATAACCCGGGGTTCGAACAGACGTCCAGGACTTCGCGTGAGTCTGATAGGTATACAACCCGTCACTCCTATAACCATAGGAATTAGCGGGGTGTAGTTCCTGATAGACTTCGCTAAAGTTCTCGATCGACTTGTTCACAACCTTCGGGTTCGGTGCGCCCGTGAGAGACAGCCTATACTCACCCGGCTTGTTTCGCACAACTCTCGAAGAGTGACTCCTCGAGGCCGCAAACGCCTTCTTAAACTTACGAAGATAGGCGACTGGTAGCACCAAGAGGTTCTTGTCCTTAAAAATACAGGTGAGCGCACCCGTTTTCGGGTTACGTGCCCACACATACTCCCAAGGGATCCTCTGAAGGTGCATAAAACCACCATCTCGCGTAGACTTCTCTAATCTAAGATACACGCGCGGCTGCATTTTCCGCGTGACGGCAAGCCTCACACCTTTAATCCGGAGCGTCCCCAAAAGGGCACTATCAGATTGGTATGAGGTCCACCGACCAATACGGATAAATACGCTACAACGCGTACCTGGTCGAGTTGTCGAGCTAAATGTTTGGTTCCCGGTCATCGAATTGATGGCACCGGCCCAGATAAGCTCACCTGCGGTTGCCATTAGTGACCTCCTTCTTGAAGGGAGGCTCTATATGACTCCGCAGGGTACGGTACACCACTTACGCTATAACCAAATTGCCGTTGGAAAACAACGGCGCTTCGGATTATAGCCTCAGCGATGCTGAGTACCTTAACAGCCAAATCGGGGTTAGTCAACGTGAGGGTAAGAGAAATGACCAAACCTGCAAAAAGCACGTCCTGTTTCCGTTTATAGAAACACTTCGTACAATCCGCAGGTAGGAAACTCCTCTTTCTCATGCTGGCATACTCCAAAAGGTTGAAGGTAAAGGCCCCCGAAAGGACCTTAAGACACCCC